ATTCAACTCGGTCGTTCACGTCGCCGGACTCCTCAAGAAACCCACGGTCAGTCCCCTCGCCCCTCTGGGGAGAGGGTTAGGGTGAGGGGGGGTCTCAAGCCGGACACCGCCGTCAAAACCTGTTTAGGACTGAGATAAATACCAAGGGGTGAGCGAGGTAAACCTGGGCTATGCCGGGATAGGCTGGCATAGACTGGGATGGTTTGTGAAATAGAGTTGCAGCCAGTGCAATGAGAGACGCCCCGCTCAGTCGTCCGTCAGCGGGGCAAACATATCAACCTGACGTCGGGCAATCTCGTCCTTTCGGACCGCCTTGACGATCTTGTAAATCCACTGAAGCGACACGGCATACTTGCGGGCCAGGTCGCTGTGGTTGGTGCCATTGAAGTCTTCGTAGATCTGACGATCCCGGCGACTCAATTTGACCGATAACCCCATCGGAAAATAGATGTTCTGCCCCCCCCAATGAGCCGCCATGCGATCAGCCACTTCCTGTGCGACATGGCGTGCACTGGCATCATCCATCGACACCAGTTCATTGAGCGCAACAGCAATGTGCTCAGTGAGATCGATCAGAAGCTCAGGGCCTTTACTTCTGAATTCACTCATACATCCTCCTGCGCGGCGCCTGTACTGGGCTCGACACGACGCTGCCACTGTTTCAAGTGCTCGATCACCCGACTGGCCTGCGCGCCGCTAAGCCATTGCAATGCGGCAACGCGGGTCATCTTCAGAACAAACTGAGCCAGCGCCTGTTCTGATGAATCGCGGACCGCGCCCAAGCCGTGGAGCGTCAACCACATTGAGCGAATTTTCTTAGACTGCTCGTCATCAGCCAGCGGCCGTTTCCCACCCTTGCTTGGACGAACCTTGAAACCGCGCAGCTTCAGCTGTTCCAAAACCCGAAGCAGGTTTGGAACGCTCAAGTCAGCGGTGGACGTCGCGCCGTCCAATCCCGTCATGCCGGCCAACATCAGGCGGTAGGTGTCGTCATCCATACGCAGCTCACGCCGCGCAACATGGATCAGCTTGATCAAAGGCAGGCGGTTTGGATTGGAAGGCGCTTTATTCACTGGGCACCCCCAGGCCGCAGCGTGCACTGTCTTTGCGCTCGTTCCGGGAGGCATGAATCTGTTGCCGGAGCTTGCTGCATTTAACGTGATTGCCGACGACACGTGGCCGTTCGCACTGATCGCAGATCGCCTGGAACTCCAACACGCCGGATGTGAGCTTGCCTGTGCTTGTAGAGGCCATGTTCAAATCCCCACCGTCAAACGTGCACGAGGTTGATGCCCGACAGCCTGATGCAACTGAGCGGACTGACCCGCTTCGTAGCCCGCATCAGTGGCACCCTCGTTACGCGCTTTGACCTTACGGCGTTTCAGATCGACGCTCTCAAGATTCGGGTAGTGTTTGCTCATATAGGCCTCTATCGCCTCGGCGATATTGTCCTCGACCCCCGCGAAGGACTGGATTTTGCTGTTGACCGCATCCAGCCAACCATTGGCGAAGGCGTCCCCTCGGGCGACCTTGGTCGAGCGCTTGCAGCGCTTTTGCGTGTCCAGAAATTCGCGGCGAGCCTTCTGTAACTGGCGCACCAGCACCTGGTAAGCGTAACCAGCCAACTCCGGCGCAGCTGAGCAGCCAACAAAAATGAAGCGAGCCGCGCTGTATCGGCGGTTAGAGACAATGATCCTGGTGCCGAACGCATCTGCACAAACCTGCGCAAGCCTTACACGCCACACAGGCGGAGAACCTTCCGAACCAGCAAGGATCGGATGCTCGCCCGCCATGCTGGCCAGCACATCGCCCACTTCCAGGTTGTACATCTCCATCAGCTTGTGCGCTTGTCGTAGAGCAGTTTCAGCCTCGTGAGGGTTGCTCGTTTTGGACTTGGCCATCTCCAGGCATTTCTTGATCTTCTCCAGCGTGCGATTGTTCTCCATGTCACACCACCGCCAGATCGAGAGGGATTGCCTTGTAATTGTCCGAGTCGCCGATCCGCTCATACACGCGTATGTACACGGCACTCCCCGAAACCATGATGGAGTCCCTCACCGCCTGCATGGCGGCCTTCCAGTGGTCGTCGTCAATCTCCAACCGCAGCAGATCCAGAACGTCGGTGGTTTTAATCTGGCCATTACGATTCGGGCTAAACGTTCGGTCGACGATTGCCAACAGGTGGCCGTCCGCGCCCTTGCTCCATGCCCGGATGCAGTCATAAACCATGACCTTGGCCACCTCCATTTCCTCAGTGAACGTCAGCCGGTCGGCATAGGAGCGCTGCACTTTGTATTTGCCGTCATAGCTGGCAATAGTGACGTTGCCTTTCTTTCCACCCATCTGAACGCCATACCGCTCACCGGCAATACTGATCAAGTCGGCCACATCGCCGAGCGATTTTTTCTTGAACTTCTTCAAAGCCAGGCTCAGCTCCTTGGCCGCCTCGGCAAGTTCGCGGGCCACCTGGTCGCGCAGTTTGTCCTGCTCGCGCACCTGGTCTACAGGGACCAAGTGACCCACGGCATTGCGGACGAAACCCGCAGGAATATTGAGATCAGACATTGGGCGTCTCCGCGTGAGTTCGGTTTGTGGCTCGGTCGAGTCGGTCAACTTCAGCAAGGATCAGGGCGCCAGCCTTGACCAGGTTGCGGGGTTGGCTGCGGGGCCTCCAGGACATCGCTGTCCAAGACCAAGCCAGAGGAATGAGGTGGAAAGATTCACTGGTATTCATTTGTCTTGCTCCTTCATCAATGTGTACCAAGCAACATCAATCCCTCGCACCGTCACGGTATTGCAGGTAAATCGCCCCGCAGGCGAGTACCGAATCCCCCGCAATTGATGCCCGAAACGGCGCAGAAACAGCTCGACGTCGACTTCTTCGATAAAGATTTTGTTGTCGAGCAGCACCAGGTGCTTGACCGTAATGCCGACGTCACGGATGTCTCGGGTCAGCTCGTTGAAAACCGACAGCTTCACCGGGAACTCTTCCGCCAGAATGCTCAACGGTTGAGCCACTCGTGCGCTTACCAAGTACAGAGCGGCCATGTCATACCCCCTTGACCACATCAGCAGTAACGATGGGTGCGCCGAGGTGAGCGGCCAGATTCAACGCCGCGATCATCAAATTGCCGATGGCCAGCGGATAAAGCAGCGACACCGTTTCGTCGCGGCCACCGCTGCGTTTAGGCTGGGACAGGCGCGCCGCAATGGCCTGTATTCCGCCCTCATCAATCACCTCGGCAAGCGCCTTGCCCGCCCGGTCAAATCGAAACTTCAAGAACTCCTCCAGGCGGGAAGTTTCAATCGCCGTCAGCGTGACCCGCTCGCAGCGCTGCACCACTTCACGCACATCGGCATTGCGCTCGCTGAGCTTCACGCCCAACTCGGGCTGGCCGATCATGATGATGCTGACCAGTTTGGTGAACCCGACCTCCAGTTCCAGAATGCGTTTAAGGTGTTTGAGCGTTGGAATCGGCAGGCTGTGGGCTTCTTCAATGACCAGGCAATGGCGATAACCGGCGGCATGCGACTCTTTCAACGCCTTGTGCAACTGGGCAAAGCGCGCCTCGGGGCTGCTCTTGGGTTTGGCCAAAGGCGCAACGGCCGCCATCATTGACTCGGCGATATGCGTGCTTTTCAGGGATTTTCCCTTGGTGTCGTTGTCCTCGGACGCCAATACATAAGGCTCAATGATGATGACCGGGTCGTTGTTTTCGGCGATGCGGTTCACCAGGTCGCGCCGGAGCGTGCTTTTCCCGGCCCCTGATTCCCCCTCAACCGCAAGGAAACCGCCGTGCCGTGCGGTCTGGTACATGACCTCCCGCACATAGCGAATATCAGGGCTGACCCACATGTCCTGGGCGCACTGCAACTCATCAAAGGGGTCACGGAACAAACCAAAGGCTTTACGGGTATTTGGCTGAATGGTCTGCTTTGGCAGTAACATAGGTTCGTCCTCCCCGGACGGCTCTTTCTTAAGGGCCGGATCTGCCGTGTTGGCGCACGGCAGATCCACTTCTTCAAATGCGTTGGCAATATCGGCGTCATTGGCGCCGGACTCGGTCAGGAACCCGCGAATGCGCCCCTGTAGTTCGTCGCTATCCAGACTGCGCGGCCAGTGGCCGTGGTTCAGCAATTGGGCGACCGTGGCGCCGCTGAGGCTCAGCGACTCGGCCAAGGCCGATTGAGGTCGGCCCACGTCCTGTAGAATTTTCTTCAGCTTCAACATCACTCACCTCCAACCGCTGCCAGCACCAGGCTGAACGGTTTGCGCATGACCTCAACGGGTCGTTTCAGCTCAGCCTCGACGGCGTCGAGCTGCTCTTCGGAAACTCCTTGCGGGTAACGCTGCTGCAGCCAGCCAAACGTTTCTGCCGTCCAGAGGTTGCCCAGTCGCGGGCGCAGCAACTTCGCGGCTTCGACGTGACTGAGAGGGGCAACCTCGACGGTTGGGGCATTGACGTTGAGGCTGGTACCACGTCGTGGCATATAGGCCGGCAGCACAGTGTCGTTAACGTGTTTGTGTGGATTGATCAGGCCGCCGAACGGAACGGCCTTGGCCTTGCGGGCCGCTTCGGCATCCGCCTGATTGGTGGTGCCTGTCGCGATCTGCTCCAGCACTTTTCGCGACAGCTGGGCTGGCGTTTCAGCGTGGCGCTTGTACTGTTCGCCGATGGTGGCGGAGGTTTCAGCGAATCCGAATTCGTCCACACCGATGCGCTCGATGACGTGATAGTTCTCACGGCCGTCGTCTCCAACCAACACGGCGATGGCCGTGTCCTTATCGCGCCAGCAGTTACGGGTAATCAGCAGCTTTTCGCCGACCATCACGTCTGGCACCGAACTGACATCGAACTGAGCGCCCCGGAACGAGACACGCAACAGGTTGCTGACTTTGCGGTAGTCCGGCGTGCTGACTGCCAGTTCTCTACACACCTCAATGCTTGGAGCGAGGCGCAGTTGCTCCTGACGGATCAGTTGCCAGACACCGTACCGGGTGCGCCGGGTGCGGGTATGAATGGACGTCGCATTGAAGTAACGCATCCACTTACCGGCCCACGCGTTGATCTGCTCCAGGCTTTCAGCCGCCTGAAACTTGAGCGCGCTTTCGAACTCCCGTTCTACGATGTTGTGAGCCTGTTCAACCTGACCTTTCGCCCGAGCGTTGCCGACCTGGTTAATGATCAGGTCGATGGACATGGCCCGGCAGAGGTTGCGGAAAATACCGCTGGTCATCGCCGCGCCGGGGTCGGTCATCAGCATCCAAGGCACCCCATGAAAAGGGTCGGACTCGCTGCGCTTCTGCATTGCGTTGATCAGGACATTGCAAAGGTTTTCGGCGGACTCCGCGCCCAGCACGTACTCCACGTAAAGCGTGCCGCTGGTATGGTCGGTGATCACATACCGCCACAACCGTTGGCGTTCGATCTTCTTGAGGTTGCCGGGTTTGCCGTCGTAATACTCGGCCTTGTTCATCACCTGCGCGCCATCATCCGCCAGGTAGAACTGAGTCGAGATCGACGCGTCAACCTGCCAAACGTGGTTGGGATGTTTGCTCGCCAGCGAAACCGCAGGCGCGTCATGCAGCAGCTGTTCCGGGTGCAACTTGTAGCTGCGTAGCGCCCGATTGATCGCGCCATTGGTCAACGGGCGGAACTCACCCGTCTGCTCATCGAGGCGGCCGGCCAAAATCAGTCCATTACTACGCAGGCGCTCCACAGCGCGCTCTATAGTCGACAGCTGTTTGTTGTTGGCACGGATCGACTCAAGTAACACGGCCGAGATAAGCCGTGCTTCGTTGAGAGGAAGCGCGCTGCATCCCGCATCGCTGCGGCGTTTACGGGGCTTCACCACGCGGACCTCCTTCAACTTGCGCTGCAGGGTTTGTACGGACATACCCAGCTCTGCCGCGCCTGCCTGGTAAACGGCGGTACGCTGACCGTGTGGGGCGTTCTCGGCGCGCTGGGCAATTTGAGCCAATTGCTGGATCTGTACCGGGTTCATGGGGTTAGGCCTCGGCTGCGTTCAACCACACAGGGGCGCCGCCGTCCGACTGCTCGGGCAGATTGAACTCACTTCGCACAGTGGCCAGGGTGACTTCCAGTTGACGGATCAAGTCCGCTTTGTAAGCACGATGATCCACGCCGTGGGCGGCGCCGTGTTCGGCCATCAAGGAGAATCCTTCGCGCAACTCGCCAAGAATCTTGGCCTCGACTTCAAATTGCAGGGCGACAACTTCTGCACGCAGGTCTCTGATGACATCGTCTGGCGTTGCAGCCTGAATACGCTTGCGGTGCTTCTCCAATTCTTGCTTGGTGCTATCCAGCTCCTTGGCCTTCTTTGCCATGACTTCGCCCTGGGCTTCATAGTCGGCATTGACGTCATCAAGGCGCTGAGTCAGCTCCTGTTTTTCCTTGGCGTGTTTGGCGATGACCTCCTCGGCGAGGTCAAGAAACGCATCTTTGTCACCGGCCTTGGCGACCTCAATTAGCGCCGCCTGTTGGTCCTCTGGAAGGCGTCGGTACTGACGCAGTTCGCGGTAGCCGATGCCCATGCGGGACATAGAGTCGAGCGCCTCTTCCCCGAATGCCCGAAGGTTCGCAATATCCCGGTCAACCTGATCGACAGAACGGCCCAGCAAGGCGCAAAACTCATCCCAAGTGCCGCCCAAAATTTCCGCACCGTGCGGACTTTTACGCCCGGCAATAGCCCGGTAAAGCTTGTTTTCCTTGACGAACGCCAGTTTTGAAGTCCGCACGGTGCGGGAAAATTCTTCAAACGCGCCGGCCATTTGAGCCTGCCCCAGTAACTGGTTGACCATATCGCGCTCATCGCTGTGCGAGGCTTGGAGGGTTGCCATTGCGTTCTGGTTAGCCGTCAGCATTTCACCGTTCAAAGCGGGCAGCTCTGCGACTTCTATCGGTAGGGTTTTGGTTCGTGCCATGGGTGTACTCCTTAGCTCATCGATCCAGCGGCAATGCGCTGATTGATTTCATGTAGGCGCCCGGTCAGTCGGGCCATGTGTTCGGCGTGGGCCTGTGCGATTTGAAGCATTACGATGGAGTGGGCAAACCGGCCGTTATCGAGCTTCACCGCGAAGCCTTCCTCGATCAGGGTCTGCACCGCCCGAGTCACATTGCTCGGGCTGTCTTGCGTAAGGTGTGCCAGCTCGGCATTGCTGAGCCCCGTCACGGTATGGCCCTTCAAAGCTTTCAGAACGCGCAGGACGCGGCCGGCGCTGGATGCGGTGCGCGTCATGGCCGCTCCTCCAGTTCAAGTTGTGGGGTTTGGGTTTGGCTGACGTTGCCTCTGTGCCAGGCAAGACCTTCCATCGCAGCTTGGATCGCTGCCAAGGTTTCCTCGGCTTCACTGTTCTTGGCGTAGAAAGCCAGCAGCTTGCCCGCCGCCGTCGTGAGTAACTCTTGCAGGGCCTGCGTGTCTTGAGCGGTGCAATGCCTGCCCGTTGGGATATCGATGGTCAGCCGGCCAGCGCTTGCGGCAATCCAGCGGGTGACGTAATCGCAGCCGCAAGCGCGCTCATAGGGGCGGATCAGGTTGGCCGGCATGCGACCAGTTTGTAACCACTTGTAGACTGACCAGTGATCCGACACGCCCATTTCATCGGCGATACGATCCACACCTTTGTTGTGGGCTTCCTTCGCAAAGTCCTTGCACAGCTCCAGGGCGTGGCGCAGCGAGGTGGGTTGTGTGTTTTTCCAGCGACGGCGATTCATTGGAATGCCCTCGGCCGGGCGTCTTCCAAACAAATAACCGTTTTGCACATAGGCAAAAGGATTACTGCGGGTGCAAAGTTTTCGGGTACATTCGCAAACGTGGACATGGGAAATGACCGACCGTATAGAAAGGCTAGAGGCACAGGTGAACGCGCTGGCGCAGGGCTGGTTACGCCTTGCCGCGATACTTGAAGTTGAAGGGCTGGTGACGCCTGGGCGCATTGACCATGCCCTGCGTCCAGTTCACTGGACGGGTCAACCGATAGACGCCGAAGCCACGAAAACGCTTGCATGGCTCTGTGATCAGTTGGCCGAAGCACGAGACGCTCGCCTGGCTTGCGCTGTGAGGTAGCCATCACGCTGCCAACGCTACGCAAGGTTTGAGGCCGAGCTTTACGGCGATGTCATGTGCTTTGCCATAGTTGGCTTTAGCTTGGCCATTGAGAACGCGGTACACCTCATTCCGGGTGTAGCCGTTTTCGAGAGCCCATTGAGTAATGGTTTTGCCTACCCGGCGGAAGTTTTCTTTCACTTGGTCGGCGGTTAGGGCTTTGGCATGGGTGGCCATGGTGGTGGCTCCTGTGATGCAAAGATAATTGCGGTATGTGCGAATGATTATGTGATCTATAGATCACATCGTCAAGGATATTTTGTGACGGATAGATCACCTTATTTGCGTTTGAAAGAAGAGCGAAAGCGTCTGAAGCTCACTCAGGCGGCAGCAGGTTCTATCGCTGGGGTAACCCGCGAAACCTGGAGTCGTTATGAAGGTGGGTCGGTGTCACCAGGAATGGAGGCGTTAGAGGCCTTTGCCTTGGCTGGCGCAGATGTTCAGTACGTGTTGACTGGGTTACGCGGTTCAACCCCTCCGACTACAAGGGAGAGGCTGTTCCTGGAGCAATTCAGGCGTAGTACTGAAGTCCAGCAAGACGATGCTCTGCGTGCACTGCTTGGCGGACAGGCCTCTGCAAGTTCGCAGCACACGTTCAAAGAAGTCGGCCAATACATCCACGGATCGGTCAATCAATCTGGCCTCACGCTCAATGTGGGTGGCAGTAAAGGGAAGAAGTAAGCATGAGCCAGGACTTCCATGGTGGTGTAGGCCAGGTGGCAGAAGGTGACATCAACAACTACGGCATCAATATCAATCTGACCGACAAAGCTGAAAGCCGTGGTTTGGTTGCAGCACAGCGCAAGGAGCTACATGAGCTGCGCGCCAAGTGCGAGGAGCTGGGAGACGACCCTCGGGATGTCTGGCGCAGAGTGCACGCTCAACTGGGTGTGACATCAATCAGCGAGATCACTACAGAGCAGTTCGCGAATGCGCGAAGTGCCATCCAGGCACGGCTGGAGCTTCTGCAAGAAGACGCCGACAAACGTCGGTTGGTGGGCAAGGTCTTGCGGGCCGTCGCCGAAAAAGACGCGAAGGCGGAGATGAACAATTTCTGCGAGTTGAGCTTTGGCCGCACTCAGCTAAAAAACCTTCAGAAACATCAGCTACAACAAACGTTAGAGTTTGTGCAGTGCTTTGAGCCTACGAGTCAGGTAAAAGCGACTCCTATCGGGGCCAGTACACTGTCGATCAAAGAGTTCTTGGTCGTGCATAAACAGAACGCAGCGGTATTGTTTTGTTTTGGCGTACTGATTGGTGGGATCTGGTTCTGAAAAACCTTTCGAAACTTGTCGAAAGCTAACAGGGGTTTTTTACAGGGAACGTTGTGAATGAAAAAAATATTCAGTCTGTTTGTGTTGTTTATATCGGTGACTGCTCAAGCAGAGCCTTTCACGAAGGCAAGCCCTGATTCGTTGGAGCAAGCCACTAAACAGATGGGCGCTCTTGGAAAAGCAATGACCGATGGCATTGCCATTTTGAAGAGTGGAGACCTGGCCAACATCAGTGCTCACAGCAAGCATTTTTCTTCGTTGGTGGAGTCTGGCAAACGTCAGTTCGGCTCCACAGTCTTTGAGCCACTTGGCAGTTGCTTTGCGGCGGGTAACTTTTCCCGCAGTTGGTGGAATGCACAGTTGGCCGCTGCTCAAAACGGTGGTGTTGAAAAGGTACCCGGCTCAATCAAAGATGCCCTGGATGAGTATCAGGAAAAACGGGATGACTGCCTCCAATCTGCAGATCCTGTGATGTCAGCGAAGTCGGATGCCGAAAGCGATGCGGAACTGAAGAAAAAACTGGGTGGCGGTCGAGAGTGCCTTACCGTATTTACGGTCGACCCCGAGACAAAAGAAGTCATTGCGCAGCCCAAGCCTGCCCACTGCAAAAGCTGATTCATGCCTGGGCTTTGGACCATGAATGGGAGCCGGCAGCCCTGAGCAGATAAAGGTCGCATTGAAGCGCTTAGCCTAATAAATCAAGAGTGGACATATGGGGAACGGGAACCAGAAATTCAATGGCAATGTCGGGCAGGTAGCTGGTGGCGATATTTACAACTATGGCCTGAATGATCTCGCGACTAAAAGCCGCGAGGAAGTGGCCGAGCTACTTACACATCTGCGCGAACGCTTGAAAGATGCTCGTAAAAAAATAATGTTCAACCCCATTGTCGGGTGGATGGTTATAGGCGCTTTGACGTTCATTGCAGAGTTATTTACAGGAATTGCTTTTGGCTCCTCGGCGTTGCTGTTTGCTACCATTTTGCTCGGGATGATCGTGCCGTATTTCTTCTTCCTGCGAATCCAGAATAAGTATGGTCCTATGGTGTATGCCTATCGGGAAAGCATCGCAACGGTAGAGATCTTTCAACACAGCCGTGGCTGGGCTTAGTTGAACGGCGGTTACGAAAAACTTTACTCAACCTCTCTTTAAACTCGATTAAAAGCCCTCCTGCACCACGCCGCCCATCATGGCGGCGTGTGCATTTCTGGCGTCCGAAACTGGCGGCGCCATTACAGGAGGCGTCCCATGCGACCCGAATCCCCTCGCGGTATCCGCAACTTCAACCCCGGCAACATCCGTCACGCCAAAGGTGTGCGCTGGCAAGGCATGGCTATCGCCCAGGGCGATAGCGAGTTCGTCCAGTTCACTGCTCCGCGCTGGGGTATTCGCGCCATTGCCCGTGTTCTGATCACCTACCAGGACAAGCGTCTGGCCGCCGATGGCAGCCGCATCGACAGTGTCCGCGAGATCATCCAACGCTGGGCTCCACCATCTGAAAACAACACCAACGCCTATGTCATTAGCGTGGCTCGTGCCTTGGGGCTCGATCCTGATTTTGAAGGCGTAGATGTCTACAACTTTGACGTCATGCACGTCCTCGTTCCGGCCGTCATCCGCCACGAAAACGGCTCCGGCCCTCTACCAGGTGGCCTGTGGTATGGCGATGCAATCATTGCTGACGGCCTGGCACTGGCGGGTATCGAACGCGGCACCGTGCATGGCAAAAGTGAGGTGCCAGCATGAGGCTGATTTGTGGCTGGCGTTGCTGCTACAAGCTGTACAGCGTCCAACTCGGCGTGTTGATCGCCTTGTTTGGCTTTGCCCAGCTTGAGCTGCTGCCGTTGTGGCAGGCACAACTTTCACCCAGGGCCTACGCCGCGTTTAACAGTGGTCTGGGCTTGCTGCTGTTCTTCGTTCGCCTGATCAAGCAAGGCCCTGATCAGGAGATTCAGCCATGAGATTGAATCTGTTTGGTCGAACCTTTGCTGCACTGATGGCGGGCTTGATTGGGGCCTGGCGCTGGACCATTCCCAGTACAGCAGCTGGCAGCTGGATCAAGCCTACCGTTATCCATCCTTCTCGTCTCGGCAAGACCGGCATCGCGGCAGCAAAGCGTCGTGCGCGTAAATCCCGTAACCGTATGAGGCACCATGGGCGTGCTTGATCGGTTGCCGTCAGGGTTAACGGTCGCCGTGCTGGCCTGCGTGATAAGTGCGGCGGCCATCGGGTCAATCGCCTATGGCTTTGGCTTTCGTTATGCCCAGTCGTTGGGTGCTACCGATCTGGCAAATCTCAAGGTAACGCACACAGAGCGGGCGCTCGCCGCCGAGACAGCCAATCGTGTGCAGCTGCTGCAGCAAGTCACCCGTGCGACCGAAGCCGAGGCTCTGCTGTTCGACACCTTCGACCGTTTTACAGAAGAAAAACGCCAGCTCCAGGAGCGCATTCCCCATGTCACGACCCAATACATTGCAGCGCCTGGCGCTGTTGCTCAGCCTATCCCTCGTTGCGTGTTCACTGCTGGTTGGCTGCGCGACTACAACACCGCCCTCGGTGTGCCCACCCCAAGACCAGGCACCGCTGCCACCACTTCTGAAAAAGCGGCCTGGCCCGCCACCGGCACTGACGCCGAGCTACTGGAAAGCGGCGTCACTGCGGCCGACATCCTTGCCCACGCCCAGGATTACGGCGTGTGGGCCCGATCCAACCTCGTCCAACTCAATGCCTTGCTTGATCTCCAGGAAAAGGACTGACCGCTTATGGATGTAGCTGACCTCGCTACAGATGAAGACACCAGCGAAATAGATACAGCGGAGCCCGATACAAATGACGCCATCAGTGATTCGGAGTTGCGTGTCCGTAATAGCGATCTGCGGCGAGGCTCCGGTCCTTCGGCTTACCGCTGCGAAGGGTGCGGTGATCCCATTCCCGAAGATCGTCGCCAGGCTGAACCTGGTACCGAACATTGTTTTGATTGCATAGACGCCTTGGAACACTTGGCCACGCGGGGTTTTGAATGAACTTGAACGAACTCAACTTCGGCTTCCAGACCGTGCAGTGGCTGATCGTCACGGTACTCGCCATCTACACATGGATGACCAAACGTCAGGCCGCCAGTGCCCAGGAATTGCTGGAGCTGCGCACCCGCATCGTAGCCCTGGAAGAACACGTCCGACACCTTCCAGATCAGACGGCCGTGAC